CAGCGGATCTACACAGGCCTGCATAGTACAAGTTTGAGACGTTTTAGGTGGTAACCAACCATCTGCCCATATATTGCCTAATGGGTGATTTCTACATTTGCTACCTGATGCCCATCCTTCATGACTTATATAGAGGTACTCTATACCTGCATTACACTTTTTACCTGTAAATACAGGATTAGTCGAGTATGATTCTTCGTGTTTTTCTTGCCAGGTTATAGTGTCGTATTCTATTTTTTGTTCTACTAAATATTCGTCACCTGAAATAATACGTAGTTGTTGATCATTATAATCGTACATACCAGCATCCTCTCTAGCAAACTTATAAAGTATATTCTTTCCCACTATTAATTTGTGTTTGATTTCTATTTCGAGTGCTCTGTTTATATCATAATCAAAAAATTGAGGTCTGATTGGAACCCCAACGCTTAAATTTTTATTTTGTTTTTTCCAAATAGAAATAATGAAGTCAATTAATGCAGGGTTTTGCCAATAATGGTAAGTTAGTATTAAATTATCAACATAAGGTTCTATGGCCCACCAATCAACCCATAACTTGCCTCCATTTGTATTCAAAGTCATAGACTTTCCATTCTCTCTACATAGTTTCAATAATGTAACAATATTCTCCATATCCAAAGGTTCTCCGCCATTGAATATCCATTCTATACTCCGATTCATGCTAGAATAATTTTCAATAAGAAGTTTTATGATGCGTACATATTCGTTTGTTTCGTTTGGCCTATCTCCCCCGCGTAGGCTAACTGGACAGTAACTACATTCCGATTTACAATGATTGCTAAGATCCCAAAATATTTTTGTAATATTGTTCATAAAGGTTGACAGGTCTAAATATATAATATATTATATTTAATAAAGGATAAAAATGTCTAAACTTAAAGTCAGTGAACTATTTTATAGTGTGCAAGGTGAAGGACGCTATATGGGTGTGCCCAGTGTATTCCTTCGTGTTTTCGGATGCAATTTTACCTGCGACGGATTTGGTATGTCAAGAGGTGAGAAATCTAACGAACGTAATGAAATAGCCAATCGTATAAGAGATTTTAAAACTTACAAAGACTTACCATTAGTTCATTCAGGGTGTGATAGTTATGCAAGTTGGGATCCAAGGTTTAAGGACTTTAGTCCTGTACTAGAAACAGATGCTATTGCAGGTGCTATTATGGACATGTTGCCGTATAAGCGTTGGATGAGAGAGCATTTAGTTATTACAGGAGGAGAACCTTTGCTAGGGTGGCAACGTAGCTATTCAGATTTATTAGAACACAAGTCAATGCAGGACCTTAGAGAATTAACTTTTGAAACTAATGGTACCCAACGCTTAACACCAGATTTCAAACGTTATTTGATAGCATGGACAAATCGCAATCCAAATCGTTCACGGGAATGTTTAACCTTTAGTGTCAGTGCTAAGTTGCCTAACTCCGGTGAACGCTGGGAAGAAGCTATTAAGCCAGAAATCGTATGTGATTATGAATCCGTGGGCTATGTATATCTCAAGTTCGTAGTTGCTACAGAACAAGATGTTCAAGATGCTCTACGTGCCACGATGGAATTTAGAGATGCAGGTTTTGAAGGCGAAGTCTATATGATGCCAGTTGGCGGAATTGAAACTGTCTATAGTTTAAATAATAAGAATGTAGCCTTAGCCTGTATGAAACACGGACTAAGATATAGTGATAGGCTTCAAGTGCCTTTGTTTAAGAATGAATGGGGCACCTAATTGGAACCTTTACCAGTTCCTGAAAGATTGAAAATATACATGCTATTATGTCAAAATGGTATGAACTTTGCAACCACAGGAGCTTCTGTATCTGGTAGTAATTATATAGGATATGGTTTTTATTTGACAAGGCAAGAAGCAGAACACAGTAGAACATTAGAATACTTAAAAACCACACCTACAGATATTTTTACCAAGTTACATATTTTCGAATTAGAGATTCCCAACCCGGCGTACAAAAATGAAAAATCTACTTAAAAAAATATTCGGAATAACTGAAATGAATGAAGCAATAGCAGAAACTAGAGCTATTGCTCAAGAGGCTGCTGCCAAAGAACAGGCAAATCTTAGTCCTAAAGAACTGGCCACTCAAAATAAAGAACCATGGGTCTGTGTTTTGAACACGCATGTTAACAAAGACAATATAAGGAACGGATTCTTTGAGCTTGACTGGAACGAGTATTTTGTGTTACAATTACGCAGTGCTGGATACAGAGGAGAGTCAGATGAAGAAATTGTAAACCAATGGTTCACTGAACTTTGTAGAAATGTTGCAACCGAAGAGGGTATAGACATGAGCCGAAGAGGTACTGGATATATCAATGTTAATAACATAGGAAATGGACGATCAGAGGTTAGCTAATGGCTAAGACATACATACTGGTAGACACTGCAAATACGTTTTTTAGGGCCAGACACACTGTAAGAGGTAGTTTAAACGATAAGGTAGGCATGAGCCTTCATACCATTCTAGGTAGTATTCGTAAAGCATGGAGAGACTTCAAAGGTGATCATGTTATATTCTGCTTAGAAGGCCGTAGCTGGCGCAAGGATTATTATGAGCCATACAAGCGTAATAGACAGGAGGCTAGAGATGCTCACACACCAAAAGAAGCAGAAGAAGATCGTGTGTTCTGGGAAACGTTTGATCAGTTCAAAGACTTTGTAGTAAACAAGACTAATACTACTGTATTACATCATCCGCAACTAGAAGCAGATGATCTTATTGCAGGTTGGATTCGTTTACACCCAAACGATAACCATGTTATTATATCAACTGACGGCGACTTTGCACAACTCATAGCTCCTAATGTCCGTCAATATAATGGAGTAATGAGTGTGACCATTACTCACGAAGGTTACTTTGATGAAAAGGGCAGGCCTGTAGTTGATAAGAAAACAAAAAAAGTTAAACCGGCTCCAGATCCAGAATGGCTACTGTTTGAGAAGTGTATGCGCGGCGACACAAGCGATAACATTTTTAGTGCATATCCGGGTGTACGGGAAAAAGGTACAAAAAATAAAGTAGGACTGAGAGAAGCATACGCAGACCGTAACAGCAAAGGATATTCTTGGAATAATCTTATGCTACAAAAATGGGTAGATCACAATGGAGTAGAACATCGTGTACTAGACGACTATACTAGAAACAAATTATTGTGTGACCTTACTGCACAACCAGACGACATAAAACAAATTATTGACAATGTTATCTGTTCCGAAGAACACAAGACTAAGAATATTCCGCAAGTAGGCGTTCGCTTATTGAAGTTTTGTGCAGAATACGACTTAGACAAAATCAGCGAACAGGTACAAAGTTATGCTGAACCACTTAACGCAAGGTATTGTGAATGAACTCATTAACTAAAACTCTTGTTCCTAATAAGGAATGGTTGATTAGAAACGAATTTGAAAAGATTTGTTCTGTATCAAAATATAAAAAAGGATACGCTATATTCAAGAAAGGACAAATGTTACCTTTCAAAAATCTCGAAGAAGTTAATAGTAAGCTAGGCACTGACATACATGAAGAGACTGTAAAGAAAAATGTACAAACAGAAGATACTTATTCAATCTACGACTTCCCATGTGGGTCAAAACCATACCAACCTGTTTACAATGTAAAGAAAAAACTTCCTTTATTTGCCAAAAGCGATAAAAGTAAAAGTCAATATTGTGCAGGATACTATATTATCAAGTTTAGAAAAGGATGGGTAAAGAGTTTTTGTCCTAAATTGATTACACTAGAACGCTATCCGTTTCATGGACCATACAAAACATCTGAAGAAATGAAAATAGCTTTAAATATAAACAATAAAAAACTATGAGCCAACAACTAAACACACTGCCTATAGAAGATTTTCTAGCTAAAGCGAGAATAGCTATCAAAGGAAATCAAAAAAATATTACCCTAACTATTAAGGAAGTAGAAGATTTACAAAATAGTTTAAGTGTAGTAATGACAAGACTGGCAGGTAATCTGGATAAACGTCAACCCAACAATGAGACCATAGAAGTTAAGTTTAACGGAGGCAGCTTCTAACTATATTTTGGCTAAATAAGTGCATACTTAACGGAGCAGATGCACATGAGTAGGCCTAAACCTAATATTTTATTAGAAGTAACAAATAAAAAAACATTTAAAAGCGAACAGGTTTTAGAAGCCGAAGCAATATGGGCTGTATTTTTTGAAGGCAAACCTATAAACCTTAAGACCAGCAGTATTGTAGCTCAACAAATCGGACCTAAATACAAAAAAGTTAGTTTTTCAAACAGCGGGCATGCCTTTAACCTAGCAGAAAAACTGAATAAAATGTTTTCTACTGACCGGTTTGCTGTATATAAACTCACTACCGGAGAACAGATAAAAAATGAACTTAAAGACTAATCTAACTAAGTATGTATTAGAACAGTTAGGTTATGATATTGACGAAAAAAGCATCAAAAAACATCAAAGAGAGTGGTGGTTCAGCACTAGAAATAAGCAAAAAGGTGGGTTAAGACTAACAAACGAAGGGTTTTTAGCATTGACGCAGTCAGACATTAAGTGTCATAGAATTAGTCTTGAAAAAGATCTAGAATATACTAATCAACAAATTATTTGGTTGGATAACTTTATAGACAGCCCATGGTATTTGACTAATAAAGACATATATGTTTTTACAGAGAGAATGGCCATTCAGCTTATTCTGTTTTCAGGCGACATAAAAAAGTTTTTATTTTCAAAAGCAGAAAGTCAAAAGACTAGTATGTCGTAACTACATACTGCTTCGTGCCCACTGTTCCTGCAGAATCTTGTGCTTGAATAGTAAAGGTAGCAGTTTCTACTCCAGAAGGAGAATTTCCTGCCAACAAGCCTGCGGCAGATAAACTCCATCCTGTAAAAAGAGATCCAGTTGAGATAGAAAAAGTGTAAGGGCCTCCATTTCCTCCTGATGCACTAAACTGTTCAGAATATACTACACCGGTTTCTATTAAATTGTCTCCATCTACGAATCCTGGACTAATAGAAATAGGGTTAACTTTTACGGGCAAGGTAGTTGCTGCTGTACCAGTGTTTATCAATGTAGTCATTGTTGTAGAAGAACTAAACACATATCTTTCATAGGTCTTATATCTTCTCAAAGTTGTAGAAGTTTTCGATGAATAAGACTCTATGGTATAGATGAACTGTCCATTTGCAATCACATTAGAGGTGCTGGTACTAGCCCAGGCAACTTCCTTTATACGACCTAATACAACACAGTTCCATCTTGGAATGATAGCACTAACAACCTGTCCAACTGCCCATATACTAGTAGCAGAGGTTCCTGTAGAAACACTAATGCCAGTCCCTGTAGTGCCTGCAATAATACCAGCACCTGCATTTGAAAAAATAGTATTAACTGCCAAAGACGGATCATGCATTTCGGTTTGATCAGCGACAATAAAGGTTACAGAATTTGGACGTTTGCCCACATAACTATCATATATTGTGGCCACAGTTCCTACCAAATAGCCAAAGTCATCTCCGCTGTTTACATTATAGTTTACTTGATTAACGTCTCCATATAATAGGTAGTTTTTGGATTCAACATACACTGCGGCGCTTTCTCCTGCGCTGAAAATGGATGAAGTTGTTAAGTCTCCATTAGTAACAGTTATTGTGGTCATATAGGTATTTATTGCTTAAAAACAACAAAACTAGATTGACATATTAGTAGAATTTTCGTATAATATATACATATTGAAACACTAGTTCAATATCCAACTAACTAACTTTTAGAGAGATAACATGGCAGAACAAATGTCCGCTAATCGCACTGTAACACCTAACGAAGCTAAACGTAGTATTCGTAAGTGTATTAAAATCCAGCGTCCTGTGTTCATGTGGGGTCCTCCAGGTATTGGCAAGTCTGATATCGTAAAACAAATCGCTGACGAGTTCAATCGTCCAGTTATTGATGTCCGCTTGTCACTTTGGGAACCTACTGATATTAAAGGTATTCCTTATTACAACTCGCAGGCTAATACTATGAGTTGGGCGCCTCCGTCCGAACTTCCTACTGATCCAGATAGCAATGCTATTCTGTTCTTAGACGAGCTCAATTCTGCTGCTCCTGCTACACAGGCAGCTGCCTACCAGCTCATTCTTAACCGCCGTGTGGGCACTTATATTTTGCCAAAAGGTGTTTCAATCGTAGCAGCAGGCAACCGTGAAACTGACAAGGGCGTTACTTATCGTATGCCTGCTCCGTTGGCTAATCGTTTCCTTCACTTGGAACTTCGCACAGACTACGAAGATTGGTTGAACTGGGCTACCGGTAACAAAGTTCATGAGCAGGTTGTTGGCTACATTGGTTTCGCCAAACAAGATCTCTACGACTTCGATCCAAAAAGTTCTAGCCGTTCTTTTGCTACCCCACGTAGCTGGTCATTTGTAAGCGAATTACTTACTGACGATGACTTAGATGAAGGTACTCTTACTGACCTTGTAGCAGGTGCAGTAGGCGAAGGTCTTGCTGTTAAATTTATGGCACACCGTAAAGTTGCTAAACAGATGCCTAAGCCCGAGGATATCTTATCAGGTAAGGTTAAAAAGTGCGACATCAAAGAAATCTCAGCAATGTATTCTCTAACTGTTAGTATGTGCTACGAGCTCCAGTCATCGCATCAAAAGAAAGTAAAAGGTTGGGATGAAATGGCCGATCAGTTCTTTGGTTTTATGATGGACAATTTCCCTACAGAGTTAGTTGTGATGGGTGCGAAGGTGGCCTTGACAAACTATGCTCTACCGTTTGATGCTAGTAAGTTGAAGAACTTTGACAGGTTCCATGACCAGTACGGAAAATACATCATACAGGCAATGGAATAAAAAGGGCCCGCAAGGGCCTTTTTTACTTGCTATTTTTCTCATTTAAATGTATAATAGCTATATACTGTAAACACAAGGAGTAAACAATGTCATCTGTTATGAAGTCCGAACGCACTAAAAAGATTGAGAAGCGTGATTTTACGCCAGCAGAAAAGAATAAAATTTTAGAAAAGCTAGTCACTGCTCGTGTAGGTTTATTGCTTAAACATCCATTTTTTGGCAATCTTGCTACACGTCTTAAACTTATTGACGCAACCGAATGGTGCCCTACTTTGGCAACAGACGGTCGCCATTTTTACTACAGTAACGACTTTGTCAACAAGCTAACTCCTAAAGAAGCAGAGTTTGGCTTCGCTCACGAAGTGTTACATAATGTATTCGATCATATGGGTCGTCGTGAAGGTCGTCATCCTATATTATCCAACATTGCCGCGGACTATGCCGCTAATCAAATCCTTAAAGATGAGCGCATCGGCGAAGTGCCTTCCTGGATCCAAATCTTTCAAGATAACAAATATAGAGGTTGGAGCTACGAACAGATTTATGCAGAGTTAGAACAAAAAGCCTCTAAGATTGACATTACTACTCTAGGAGAATTGTTGGACGAGCACCTAGACGGTGAAGGAGACGGTGAAGGAGACGGCGATGAAGAAGGTAAGAAAGGTCGTCCTAAACTTACTCCAGAAGAGCGCAAGGCTATTCGTGACGAGATTAAAGAGGCCATGGTGGCTGCTGCCCAGAGTGCCGGCGCAGGTAAGGTTCCAGCAGGTGTTGCACGCCTAATCAAAGACTTTACAGAGCCTAAAATGGACTGGCGTCAAATGTTACGTATGAACATTCAAAGTCTTATCAAAAGTAACTTTAGCTTCGCTCGCCCAAATCGTAAAAGCCAACATTCCGGCGCTATCCTTCCAGGTTTAATGAATGAGGAAACTATTGACATCTGTGTTGGTATTGACATGAGTGGTAGTATTTCAGACGCAATGGCTAAAGACTTCCTTAGTGAAATCAAAGGTATTATGGATGAATACAAAGATTTCAGCATTAAACTTTGGTGCTTTGACACAGATGTATACAACTATGCAGAGTTTACAGGCGATACCGCAGATGATATTTTAGACTACAAACCTGCAGGCGGTGGTGGTACAGACTTCCAAGTAAACTGGACCTTTATGGAACGTGAAGGTATTACTCCCAAAAAGTTTATTATGTTTACTGACGGTTATCCTTGTGGTAGTTGGGGTGACGAGGACTATTGCGACACTCTGTTTATTGTACACGGCGCAGAATCCATTATTGCACCATTTGGCCAGACCGCTCACTATAAATAAACTATATACATTATGCCGCTGAATAGAGGTGAAGTTAATCCTTTGGGAATACTAGGGCTTCGTAAGTTGCCCTTTATTCCTGCGCATTTTAAGACTATTCATGTTGATCATGGATACGATGTTAAAATGATAGAACATTGGATTATGTTTAACTTAAAAAGCAGATACGCTTTTAAAAATAGGTTTATTATAGATGATAAAAATAAGTTGATAGACGTCTTAGAAGTAGGATTAGAAGATCCAAAAGAAGTTACGCTATTATACTTAGGATGTCCATATTTACATAACAAAAAGGAAATTTGGTAATGGAAAATCAAGAACAAGCAGTAGAACAACCACCGCAAGCTCAACCAGAACTTAGCATTGTGGACCTACAAAACATTAGAGCTATTGTAGAAACAGCAGTACGCAGGGGTGCATTTCAAGCCTCAGAAATGACATCTATCGGTAGTGTATACGATAGGTTAAACACCTTTTTAGTTGCTGTATTACCTAAAAAAGAAGAACCAGCACAGCCTGCTGAATAAGGAGAAGCACATGAAACATGTGGGTAAAATGAAGAACAACGGCGCCAAGGTCGTTATTGTATACAGAACTATTCCAGGAGATGCCTTTAGTGCATTAGTGGTAGGTACTAATGGATTAGGAGAAAGCTATCATGATTCACTCATGAGTGTTCTTCAAGAATCAAGTGGACAACAAGCTAATGAACTGG